CCCGCATACCTTAAATTATTGTCAATTCTGATCTTAGGGTTTGCAGTGTTCTTGCCCGTGATAGTAACTCTAGCAACATTAGGAACGCGCATAAGATTAGCCGTACCTCCGTTTCGTGTCCGAGTCGCCGCCCATCTCCACGCCTTTTTTGCCATACCTCTGCGCCCTATTAACCTGCGCTTGTCCGTCTTAATTCCGGGAGCTACTAAATTGGGATTGCCTATATCTGGCCCTGACTGAATTTTATTCCAACTACCGCCACCCTTGTCCCTTTCATACCATGACACGCTTTTCTTGTCAAAAAATCTCAACTTGCCATATTCGCCCGTTCTGTATATAGGGCGAAATACTTTCTTGCCTGAACGATCATAAGCCATAACACCAAACGGAGCACGCCTACGATCAGTCGCCGCTTTCTTGTTGGGATTTTTTACGATACGCCTAGCCTTTGGCGCTGTCTTCGTTGCTGCGCTTAAACTTCTAGCTATTAACGACGCAGCCCACGCCACAGCAGAAGATGTACTCATATTTAGTTCTTTCTCTGCTCGCCTCATGGTGCGCATAAAATCATTAACGTCGCTCTTGCTCCATTCAATTTGAAGAAATGGCTTTATATTTGCACTCATAATCCACCAAACTCCGCTGTCAAATTTAATCTCACTGCACCTTCCAGCGGCAACCGCGTTGCTACCCGGAACCGCATCCATACTGTTTCACCGTAAAATAAAATTTCTACTACTTGCCCGTTAATTGCTGGCTGTCCATTAACCGCTGACGCCCATCCGCTCGGCTCGGCTGTTGTAATATATCTAACATTGCCCTCGGCTCCGTCTACATTGCCCTCATCGGTTGTAGCCCTTACAAGTTCCATGCCTGACTGGAATGCCTCTGTTATTGTACCGTCCAAATCAGCATCATGTCCTGAATAACGCAACTGCACCACGCGCGCCGGGAACGCTGCTTTGACTGCTGTTAATGCATCAAGTCCGATACTCATTATAGATTCCTTTTAAAAACAGCCCCGCTCAACTATCAGCCAAGCGAGGCCGCGATTCTATTTTAATTTAATTACTGTGATTTCATCGGCGCAACCAATATCACGCTGACAGAGTTCGTGCCTACAACGCCCGCATAAGTTGCCTTGATATACTTATTAACTCTTGCGAGGTCAATAGCGTACGAGTCAACTTCGTTCGTAGTCAGTCCGATGTTTGTCATAACAGCCGCTGTGCCCGCAGTATTTGTTATAGTTGCAAACGTACCCGTCGCTGTCGCTGATGACGCGATCGTTACAGTGCCCGTGTATGTAGTACCCTGACCGACGCCCCAATCGACAACCAGTGTTCCGTTGCCCTTGTAAGCTGCTATGTCGTTTGTTGATCCAGTCATATCAACATAAGTATTAAGCAGTGACACATAACTATTCTGATTGGCATCATTCGCATAAGACTGCAATCCGATGACTGCAAGCATTACAAAGATAACCAGTGATGTAATTTTTATGTTTTTCATTTTCTTTAATCTCCCTGATTAAAATTAATCTATGTCCATCGGGGGCGAGACTGTCCCGCCCCCGACTCAATAAAAATTACGAAGTTATACCAGTATCATAAGCAAGAGCTTTTCCCTGCCTAACCATTATATCAACATCCTGCAATCCAACAATTCGCAATCCGCCGGAACTTGAGAGCGTTGCTGTATCCATGTTGAGGTCAATTCCTGCACCCCACATGCCAAGCATCACTGTTGACCAGTCGCCGAAGAAACCAGAATTTTCGCCAACATCTTCAGTCACGAGATATGGGAAACCAAGACAAGTTTTTGATTTCCAATCCAGTACGTGTTCCGCTTTCGCTGTACCGTCCGTGAATGTTGCGGCCAATTTCTGCCATACTTCAGCCGTGAATATCCATTTCTGGTCATCCGCTTCGGCGTTGTCTGCCATAATTGCCCCCGGGAATCCAAGCAGTTCTTCGTATGTTGGAGTTCCGTCTGTTACACCGGGAGCATTTATTCCGTCAGCCGTAGTAATGTTGCTCGGTTCTCCGCCCGCGCCGCTGCCTTGGAATATAGCGATCTGAATAGTTCTCGCGATTCTCTGCAAGATTTCATCACGGACTAACGCTTCAGCGGAAGGTGTGCTCTGAAGTAATAGTCTGCGTGATATATCAGTCATAACGCCGCAAGTATGAGGCGTCCCCGTTACCTGTCCGGGAGTAGGTTCTGACTCTGTAATGGCGCCGCTTTCAGCTACCCAATACCCCGTCGATCCTGCTGTCATCTTAGGAATAGCAACCGTACCTACTAGCCCCGTCAGATACTTCATTCCTGCCGCGCCAATAACCATCTTGGTACGAAGCAACTCAATGAAGTTTGTGGGGTCAAGATCCGTTGCAACGGTATATGAACTTGTACCGGCAACAGTGAAGTCACGCTTTGCAAGAGCTGCGTGCGGTATAATAAACTGACCGCCTCGCTGTGATCCCATACCCATCTTTCTGCAATCGGTGTCTATCTCGCGCTCAAAGCCAATGTCAACTTTGGTTCCGTGGATATCTTCCGTTATTCCTAGTGCGTGACGAAGTACGTTTAAAACTGAGAATTTTCTCATAATCTTATTCTCGGTTTCTACATCACCGCCAACAATTTCGGCCGGGACTACTGGCATATTTCGCGCTTCAGGTTTTTCATCCTTCAGCTTTGCGTTGATCTTGCGTTCTTCTTCAAGATCAATACCTTGCTTTTCAACGATCATTCCATCAATCGAAGCGCGAACGCTCTCAACTGTGCTGTCGTCATTTACAAGTTCAGTAACCTTGTCAATACTTATACCGTACTTTGCAGCACGCGCACATAATATTCCGTATTCTTTAGGTGTCATTGTTCTTACCTCTTTTTTAATTACGGGTTCCGCGTTTTGCGGTTCCTCAATTTTGTCGGCACGATTTACGCCGACTGTTATATCCGCAGGCACCGGCTCAAAGCTCGCCTCGTAAGGCATCCATGACATAGCCCGTACCATCGGGATTCCGTCTTGCTCGCCTTCGACTCGATAAGTTTCGGCGTTTACTCTGTAACCAACAGAGACATTCCGCCTCAACCCTTTTGCCGCATCCTTTGAAAGTTCTTGAGCGCGATCACCTGAGCAGAACTCAACTGGCCCTGTCATTTTTCCGCCCTCGACTTTTACTTGCATCAATCCTACTTGATCGCCGTAATGCCGATCAAGAACGACAAGGCCATCCTTCGCCCTGCTCATGTCGATACTGCCCTCGCCATGATCTAGTATTTCGTAAACTTGCTGATAGCAATCGTTAAAAAAAACGGAAGTCAATACAGGTTCTTCACTCGATACAGACATCACGACTGCGGCGGCGTTGTCGCCTTCAGCGGCCCTGACTTCAACAGACATATTTCTAAAATTCAAACCATCTTTGTTGTCTGATTCTGGAACCTTCGCAGATTCTTTTGCTCTTGTCTTGATTTTTTTATTCTTCTTTTTTTTCATTTGTTATTACCTCGGTTAATTTATTAACAGCTTGATTATTTATCATATTGTTAGCCGACTCTACCGGAACGCCTGCAGCAGTTAGCAACGCTATCGCGGCAACATCGCCAATCGAACCGGCCGCATAATTTTGCACAACCTCCATGGCCGCGGCAATCTGCGCACCGTTCAATACAGGAACAGACTCATCATTCTCGCCTGCCTTGTCCGCGTTCTCGCGTTCGATCACTTCGAGATTGTTTCCGTAATCCTCGTCCATATCGGCGGCGACATCAGTATTAGTTTTCCATCCACGATCAACAGCGATCTCGGCGGCCTTGACGTCGCGTACAGGATCAATCCACATCCATCGACGCCCTTTGAACTCATGCTCTATAAATTTTTCATACTTCGCCATAGGCAATGAACCTGATATAGAAAACTCAAGAAACGACTTTACCCACAACCGATACTGAATATTTTTGCTTTGTGCAATAAAATCATTTTGCTCTACCGTCCAGCAGTCGCGTTCGCTGATTGTTCCACCGCGAACAGAAGAATATGAAACACCTGCCCAGTCATTTGCAAAGTTTGAATATTCAATGCCGAACCCTGACGCGACATTTTTAGTCATCGACGCCTTGAATCCTGTCAGCTCTTTGTTGGGATGCTTCGGCTGTATAACCTCAGAACGCCAGCCGTCAGGCAATATCTCTGACTGTCCGGGTTCTTTGTCTGCTTCCAACGCTACTCTATCGCTCGCATTAGTAAGATCATTGAACGCATCCTCATCGCCCCTGGGCGCATA